AAAACTTAGCTTGGAAATTAAATCAGATAAAATATCCAGCTAATTATATATAGAGAGAGGATAAAAAGATATGAAACAAAAAACAATATACTTATGTGCGATACTTGTCGGTTTTTTAAATGCTTGTGTTCCAAATGTTGTAGTTGACACAAAAGGTCGTTCAGGAACTTTTGACTTTTCAAGAGCAGAAGATTTAACCAATGATAAAATTCTTTGTGAACAATTAGTAAAAGATAATGTTAATCTTACATTTGATTATTCAAGATATGCTTTTGCTAAATATGTTGAGATAGGAACTATTGGTTTGATAAAAGCTGATGAACTTAAATCAAAAAAAATAAATAGACAATGCTTGAAAGGGCGTGGTCATTCTACATTAGATTAAAGGAGAGAGATATGAAAGAACAAATAATAATTGAATACTTAAAAGAAAAACTTTTAGAAGTTAAATCAAAGGTTGAGAGAACACAAAAAGAATATCCTACAAATGAAAGTTTTTGTTATGAGTGTGGAAATCATACTCACGACCCTAGTTATAATGAACAAATAGAAGAAAGTTTTTTATTAAGAGAGATAGAAAATTTAACACCAAAATATCAAGAGAGATAATGCCTAAACCATCACATAGAACTAAAATTTTAGCTTATATATGTGCTAAATGCTTTACAACCAAAGCTGATAAATTAGCTTGGTTTGTAGGTAAAACTCTTTTTAATGAGTCGTTACTCTGTCGGACTTGTTGGAAAGATCAATTTAATCGTCTGACAGAGAGTGAAAGAAAGGAATATGGTTTTTATGCCAAGAACAAATAAAACTAATTCTGACGAGATAGATTTATCAATACAAGATAAACTCGCTAGATGGGATTTGTCCAATGATGAAAACGAAAGTATAGCCGCACAAGTTATTGGACTTAGACTAAAAAGACTTAGACTTTTGCGTAATAAAACACAGACAAGAGTTGCTAAGAAAATCAATGTAACATTTCAACAACTACAAAAATATGAAAAAGGTGTGAATGAATGTAGATTTATAAACATCATAAAACTTTCAGAATATTTGGGTGTTGATGTAGATTATTTCTATAAACCATTAGTAGAGAATAATCTTAAATTTTTAACAAAGAGAGAGAGGAATGGATATGTTTCACGAATATAAATTAAAACACGCAATTTTGCATTATGAAGATGAAAGTCATTGTTACAAAGTTGATGGTAAAATAGTTCCAAGTGTTACAGGACTAAATAAACTTCTACCTAAAGCATTTCATTTAGAGAGATGGTTGATTGATAAACCTATGGAAAAATATGCAGAACTTATTGAACTTCATTTAGAAAAAGGAAAACAAATATCAAGTTTAGATTTAAGGAAATTTAAAAAATTAGCAAAATCTGAAAATGATAGAATTAAAGAAACTGCTGGTGATATAGGAACTGATGTTCACGAGTTATACCAAAAATGGAAACTTGGAAAACCTTTTATAGAACCAAAAGATGAAGTTATAAAACCAATGTTTGACAAACTTAAAAAGTTTGACAAAGATTTAGGCATAAAACCTTTGTTTATAGAGAAGAAAATATATTCCAAAAAATATAATTATGCTGGTACTTTAGATTTAATTTGCACAACTAAAAAATCTAACGAATTAACACTTATTGATTGGAAAACAAGCAAAGCAATTTATGATAATTATATATATCAAACTCTTGCCTATAAGTTTGCTTTTGAAGAAGAAACAGGAGATAAAATAAAATCTATGAAGATAATTAGAGTCCCTAAAGGAGAGGAAAAGATAGAAATTAAAGATGTAAAATGGAATCAAACACATTTTAATACTTTTTTAGGTTTAGTTCATCAATGGAACTCTAATGAGTTGCTTAAAAAAGAAGATAAATTAATAACAACATACCCAAAGGAGAAAAAAAATGATGCAACAAAAAAATAAATACGATATGCCTTTTTGTGCTTTAACAAAAAAACTAAAGCCAACAGGAAACAAGAGTCCAAAGTTTGAATATAGTGCAGATTGCGATAAAGTTAAATATACTTGTAGTTTAACTAAAAGAAAATATACTTTATCTCAAATTTCTGAATGGTTTTTAACCCCAGAAGTACAAAAATATCATAGGGCTGGATATAGGTTAAAAGAAATGGCTAAAAGGGAAGATATAACAAATCCAAATCAATACGATAAAGGAGATGACCAATTAGTTTATAGTATTATGATGGTCAAACCATATAAACCTCAACCTAGTATAGATGGAATGAAACCGATAAGCCAAACTATGCCACAATATAGGGAAATGCCAATGACAGAAGCTAGACCATCTGCTCCTGACCACGCAGTTCCTGTTCAAAAAATGGAAGATATGGACGATGACTTACCATTTTAAAAAGATAAAAGGTAAATTAAATGTACTATCGTTATACTACAGAGAGGGTCTAGTAGGGTTTTTATTTGGTCTTTTCTGTGGTATAATTGTTGGGATATGCCTGTAGATAAAACTTTTGAAAATGAAGTTAAAATTACAAACGATGATAGAGGGAGATTAGATTTGACAAAACAAATTGAAATAAAAGATAAAGAAATTCAATCATTACAACAAGTTATAATTAATCTTAAAAACATCATAGATAGTAAAGAAGCAGAAATAACTACTTTTAAAAGTGTAAATGATAGCCACAAAAAACTAAATGGCGAATTGAGGAAAGAAATAGATCAATTAAAAAAAGATGCTAAAGAAATGCTACAATACCCATGATTTTATTTGGTTATCCAATACATAGAAAATACTCCAAAAAAATATTTAAGTTTTTTGTTTATCTGTTTGCTATCGTTGTATTTTTGCTTTTAGTGTCTTGTAGTAAATATGAATTTGATGGTTTTGACCCAACTACATCAACACTTAAATATGTAATTACGAAAGAGGACAAATGGAAACAATGAACCTAAACAGCAGAGAAGCTTATAAGAAAATGACAGAAGCTAGTAATCAATGGTCTGAGTGGGCAGAAAAATCAATTATATTAGATGAGGGGAGAAAAGCTATGTTTTCAAAACTTTTTCTTAAATACAAACTTGATACTAAAACAGTTGGTGAAGCTGAACATAAAGCAAGAACTGACCCTGAGTATAAAGAAATAATTAAAAGCTATGCTCATGCAGAAGCAAATTTAATAAAAGCAAAACTTATGTATAACAATCTTGATCGGTATTTATCTGTAAGACAAACAGAAGTAAAAAGAGATTTAACTCTAGCTGGAAAGCAAGAGGGATAACAAAATTCTAAATGTTGAAACTGTTCCTTAAAACAAATATACTACATTTAGATAGACCCATAAGCGAGGGTTTATGGGTCGACTCTCTCGGTGCAGAGTAGTTTGTTAGTTATTCTGCTCTGTGCCACTAATGCTTTACTATTTCAAAATCTGTAATGTCGGTGTTTTCTGTAATTGGTTCTATATTGTAATTGTAATCAATAAGCTTTACATCATCAAATGCTGATAGTTGTTTTATAAAAGAAGATAGTTTTACAAGTGTTGGACTTTCATCTACAAACCTTAAACAAATGAAATGACCAAACTCTGAGTAATCAGACTCCATTCTAAATTCTGCATCTATAATAACTGCATCTCTGTTCATTGATTCTTAATACAATTATTTAGGAGATATAGATATTATTTTTTTTTCTTAATGAACTTGGTAATACTAGAACTACCAAAACTTCCACCAACTATTGTTAAAATCACAATCCAAAAATAATCGTTGGCAGTAGCTAAAATTTCCCAACCTCTTTGCATAGCATCTTGTAAAGGTGGTGCGAAATGTGCCAAAAAAATTAAACTAAATACGATAACTAACCATTCATCTTTTAGCGAGTTATCAGATGATTTAAGAGATTGTATATCTACACTTTTTGCATTTTCAATCTCTCTCTCCCTAACTATTTGATCTTTTTTTAATTTATGTGTTACTGCACCAATAGTTTTTTCTGCAACAAGTTTTGTCAAAGGATTTTTAAGTAAAGCTAACCACATATTATTCTTTTATAAGTTCTATTTGTAATTCGCAATAATGAATTATTTTCTTTAAATCTTCTATTCCATTCTTTTTATCGTATCTGCAAACATATTTGATTACATTTCCTTGAAAGAACGAAAGATTATTAGCTGTAATAAACTCTATAGGCTGTATTTTAAGCGATTTGTAGTAATTCCCTTGTACTTGCCTATCTAAAGCAGACTTGCTTAAATTTGACCCCTCTTTGTTCGATTTAGACCCCATATTTGTTCTATACTAGCTTTTTAA